CAATTCCGTCAAAGAGGAAGCAAACCCGATGAAAGAACTCATCACCAATGCGCTGAAAGCGAAAGGCATCGACGTTGAAGGTAAGTCCGATGCTGAGCTGATGGACGCTTACAACCAGATGGCAGCTGATGACGCTAAAGCGAAAGCCGAAGCTGATGAAAAGGCCAAGAAAGAGAAAGAAGAGGCTGATAAGAAAGCCAAAGAGACGGCAACGAACAGCGAGCAGGCCCCGGCATGGTTTAAGCCTTTTGCCGACAAACTGACCACCATTGAAAGCGGCCTGGCGGTTAACGCCGACAAAGAAAAGGGCGAAAAGCGCAATGCCGTGAAAGCGCAGTTTGGCCTGGACGATCTGGCTGTCAACGCTCTCGATGGCGCAGCGCTGGATGGCCTGTATGCACAGTGCCAGACCACTACCGGCCTTAACGGTTCTTTCCGTCAGGTCAACTCAGATAAAACCCTAAGCGAAATGCCGGAGTAAATGATGGCTAAAGATGGAAAGCATGTAATTCACGCGGGCGGTGTATTCCCTAATCCGCTCCTGAATCGTGAAGGTGCCGCGGCAGCAGCCACCAAGCCTGGCACTATCGGTTTCTTTGATGCGGGCAAATTCACTGCATCGGTTGATGGTAATGAAGAAGCGATTCTTTATGTCGCCAACTACGACTATCTGCGCTGCCTGACTGTTGATGACAGCATTCCGGCTGGCGAGCTGGTCGTGGGTATTCAGCCAATGCAGGGCATGTTCCTGAACGTACGCGCGGCGGCCGGCACCTACAAAAAAGGTCAGCCGCTTTCAATCGCTAATGGGCAGGTTAAAGCGCAAGCCGCTGACGAGTCCATTCGCTGCTTTGTAGAAGAAGACAAAGCCTATACCGCCGCTGCAGGTGACCTGCTGCGCGTTGTGATCAAGTAAGGAGCACCTGAATGTTTGTATTTTCCCGTTCCCTGGGCGAACGCACTGGAAACCTCGAGGTTAACCAGTCTCAGTTTGCCGAACTGCAAATGGCGCGTAATGCGGGTGCTCAGGCTGCTGCCGATTTCCTCGGTCGCGTGCGTGGCATTCGTGAAGATGACGGCCGTCTGGATGCAGTCAATGCTGTTGATGATATCCGCCGTCTTTACCGCGCCTTCGATACCACTGTTCTGGCTCAGTTCGAGCCAACCACCCAGTTCACCCTGCTGAATGACCTGATGCCGCTGTCTCGCTCAGTGCGCATTGAACAGTCACGCTACGATTACGCTCGTACCGGTGGCCGTGGCTGGGCGCACACATCTATGTCCGGTCAGATTGGCGCGGCGCTGGATGCGAAGAGCTACACCTTTGACGGCACCATGGTTCCGGTGCACGACTCAGGCTTCAAGTTCACCTGGCGTGACCCAATCTTCAACAGCCCGTCAGCACTTCAGTCTCAGGCTGATGCGCAAAGCGGCTCTGTTGAAGACGTGCAGCGTCAGTACGTTGACTATATGTTCAACGGCTTCCGCGACCCAGAAGGCAACTACGTTAAGTTTGACGGCCTGACCTGGAAAGGCCTGAAAGCTGACGAGCGCGTTGCTCAGGTGACTCTGACCTTCAACTTCGCAACCAGCACCGATCCGGTAGCACTGCGCACCAATGCGATCGCCCTGCGTGATGTGGTCCGCGTGACCAACAGCCAGTACGCACCGCAGACGTGGTACGTGTCGGCAGAGATCATGTCGAACCTTGAGCGTTACTTCGACGTGAACGCAACCCGCACCGTGATGGAAGAGCTTCTGAAGCTGTCTGGTATCGCGGCCATCAAAGAAGATGCGCAACTGTCAGGTAACGAAATCCTGATTGTGCCACTGACTGCAGGTGTCATTGCTCCGATCGTCGGACAGGCTATCGGCACCGTCGCCGACCCGCGCCCGTTCTACAACAGCGATTACATCTGGCGTACATGGGGTGCGATGGGCCTGATGGTTAAGCAGGACATCAACAACAAGTACTCCGTCATTCACGCTTCGAGCTAAGGAAAAAACATGGCACTCGTAAAGGTATTGGTTTCAAACCTCTTTGCCGGTGCCGGTTTCCAGAAACTGGAAGCCGGTCAGGTTTATGACGTAGAGGATTCGGTCGCTGAAAAGTGGCTCTCACAGGGTAAAGCAGAGAAAACCACCGAGAAGAAAGGCGAGAAGCTTACTTTCGAAGTGGCTACACCGTCTGCACCTGTAAGCACTGATACATCGGTGCTGCAATCGAAACTCGATGACGCGCTGGAACAGGTCAAGCAACTGGAGGAAGCCGCTGTGAGCAAAGAGAAAGAGCACGCATCCGCTCTGGAAGCAGAAACCAAGCGTGCTGACGAAGCCGAAGCAGCGCTGGCGGCCGCAATCAAAAAGGATAAGTAACCATGGCAGTGCAGATAACGGCGGCGCAGGTTAAACAGCAGTTATCTGCGCTGGGTTACTCCGTCCCGGACTTCATGATTGATGCCTACCTGTGCAAGTTAGGCAGTATCAGCATGTGCCTGGAGGCGGCTGGCTACGATGAATGCGATCTGATGCTGATTCAGGTGTACGCCGTGACGTTGATGGCTATCACCGCATACAGCCAGCGCATCAAATCACAGTCAGCGCCTTCAGGGGCGTCCCGGTCATTCGATTACAGCGGTGATGTGAAGACTATGCGCAACACTCTCGCCGCGCTGGATACGTCGGGCTGTACGTCAGCACTACCGATTGATGTAGGCAGCAGCGTTGGGTTCTTTGACGTTGTGGGAGGCTGCTGATGTGGATTCCTGTATCGGAAAGGCTACCCAAGGCATTCAGCCGGGTTTGGTTGAAAACCGATACCGGCGCACAGGCTACCGGTTACGTAAACGAGGCTGGCGAGTGGCGGATTAACTGCCCTCGCATCGCTGCTGAAAAGCCCACTGTAATCAGATGGAGGGAGTGATATGTCATCTTTAGCCAGTTGGTCATACACGGCACAGGCCACCATCTGGAAGCCTTTGGGGCTGGATGAGTATGGCGGCTCTCTTGGCTGGTCTGAACCACTGGTGATTGCCTGCGACTATCAGGGTGGGCTGAGCAAGCGGTTAGGTGCGATAGGCGGCGAGAAGGTGGTCAAGAACACCATATGGACGGAGTACGCACTGGCAGATACCGGTGATTACATCCTGATTGGTGCGTCGAGCAATCCAGACCCGATCGCAGCGGGCGCCGATGAGGTTATGCAGGCTATTCGCTATGCGGACACCTTTGAGCGTCTGACTGATGATTATGCAATCCTGACGGGAGGCTGATATGGGAGTAAAGGTCCGCGGCATCCGGCAGGCCCAGCAGAACCTCAACGCACTGATTGGCGACATTCAGGGCAGGAAGGCTGTCAGGGCTATTCAAAGCGCATTAATCATCGGCTCATCACAGGCTGCGCTGTACACGCCTATCGACACATCCACGCTCATCAACAGCCAGTATCGAGAGCTCGACATCAAAGGTGCTCGTTTAACCGGGCGGGTTGGATACTCAGCTAACTATGCGGTTTATGTTCACGATCCGAATGTGCCGCAGACCTTCCGCCGGGCAACAGCCCAGAAGGAGTTTTTGACCAAAGGCTTCGAGGATACCCGCGACCTCATCGACCGCACCATTAAAAAGGAGATGAGCTTGTGAATCCTCCGATGCATCAGCGCGTTAAAAATCTTCTTATCGGTGCCGGCCTGACGTCGGGATACTCGGTTCAGTCACTCATGTGGACTGATACGGGTGACCTGAAGCAGCGGTTCATCGTGTTCCGGCCGAATGGTGGCACTCCGGTAGATAGAGATATCGGCTCTGACCATTACGTGCTTGTTGACCTGATCACCGGCAAGTCTGCAGGAGATTACGCAAAGTCAGAGTCTGACGTGCAGGCCATCATCGACTACGTGCAGCAAAACCCTATCAGCGACCCCTGCGTCGGCCAAATCACCAATATGGGTGGCATACCATCACCAATCCCCACGGCAGAGGGGCGTATGGTCTGGCGCCTGCAATTTGCCTGTTCTTACGGCGAAAGTTAATCAAAAGAGGAATTACCCATGGCAGCAAATTGCCCAACGGACAACACAAAGTTGTTTGGCCGTGCCATTGTGCTCGAAGTAGCTGATGGTTGCGCCGATGCAGTACCGCAGGAGTCAGAGTGGAAGGCTCTGGCTGCAGGCACCAGTAAAGGCTTCGACTTCTCGCCTAACAGCGTGACGTCAGATGCCGATGATACCAAAGGCTATGTTGAGAACATCGTAACAAACGCTGACTTCACTATCTCATTTGAAGGTGAGGTGCGCCGCAACGATAAGCTTGACCAGTATGGTGTTGGTCGCCTGATTAAGTATTTCAACACTG